GTTCGGAATAATGATCCTAAGATTGTCTCCTGATTCAATGTCTGGAATATTATATACAGACAAAAGAATTCAGGAGGCAATTTTATGGCTTCTAATAAGGTTCCATTAAAGGGCTACATGGATGGTATAGATATATCAGCGTGGCAGGATACTATAGATATAACCAAGGTGCCTTGTGACTTTGTGATAGTGAAAGCTACGGAGGGCACGGACTACAAGAACAGGTATTTTGCAAAGCACTGTGACCAGGCGATGAAAGCGGAAAAACTCCTGGGGGCATTCCATTATGCAAATGGTGGCGATCCCCACAGTGAGGCTGAGTATTTCATAGCATACAGTAAGAAATATGTGGGCAAGGCGATACTTGTCCTTGACTGGGAGGGGCAGAATAATCCGCAGTTTGGCAGAAGTGACAGAGCGTGGTGCAAAGAGTGGTGTGATCATGTATACAGAAAAACTGGTGTTAAGCCCCTGATCTATATCCAGAAGAGCGCCATGGACAATGTAAAGGGCCTGGGATACAGGCTGTGGGTTGCACAGTATCCTGATTACGAGCGGACGGGATATCAGGAGCATCCATGGAATGAAGGTCAATACGAATGTGATATCAGACAGTACACATCCGTTGGAAGACTTCCGGGTTACGATGGCAATCTCGATCTTAACAAGTCATATATAGATAAGACGACATGGAAAAAATATGCTGCAAAAAAGACTGACGGTACACAGGGAAAAGACGCGGGCAGTAACAGCGGAAAAAGTAATAATAAAAAGAAAAGCATAGAAGTGATAGCAAAGGAAGTCATAGCCGGAAAATGGGGGAACGGCGATGACAGGAAGAGCAGACTGAAAAAGGCAGGATATGATTACAATAAGGTTCAGGCGAAGGTAAATGCAGTGGTCAAGGCTTCGCAGAAGAAATCGATAGATGTGATAGCCAGAGAGGTCATAGCCGGCGACTGGGGAAATGGCGATGACAGAAAGAACAGGCTGAAGAAGGCAGGGTATGATCATGTCAAGGTGCAGAATAAGGTAAATGAGATGCTTGGCAGATAGCTGCAGGTAAATGACATAAGAAAAATGGCAGGAAAACGAAGTATAAAATTAGTTCCGGCAAAAATGAAATTTATATGAAGTATCATCCACACCTGTTGACGAAGCGCAATATATACTATAGGATAGTGGAAAACAAAAGCCCCCGTCAGGGATACATGAAAGGAAAAGGTGATATATATGCCATATTATGGATTTTATTTTGACCCAACATATCTGTTGGTTCTCATAGGCGTGGTTCTCTGCATGATAGCGTCGGCAAGAGTCAAGACCACATACAAGAAGTATGAGAAGGTGGGATCGCGGTCAGGCTACACAGCGGATCAGGTCGCATACATGATACTCAGGAATGCGGGGATAACGGATGTTTCCATACATCATATCTCAGGAGACCTCACAGACAATTACAATCCTAAGGAGCATACGCTCAATCTGTCGGACAGCGTGTATGGTTCCAGATCCATCGCAGCGATAGGCGTGGCAGCCCATGAGTGCGGACATGCCATACAGCATGCAAATGCATATGCACCGCTCACCATCAGGTCAGCCATCATTCCAGCGGCAAATATAGGCTCAGCCATATCATGGCCGCTCATACTTATAGGACTTCTCATTCCGAGGGTTGATTACCTTATAACACTCGGAATCATACTGTTCTCACTGGTTGTTGTCCTACAGTTTGTGACACTTCCGGTGGAGTTCAATGCATCGAGAAGAGCCATGGCGATACTGGAGGGCAGCGGATATCTCTATCCGGATGAACTCAAGGGTGCAAGAAGTGTACTCACAGCGGCAGCTATGACATATGTGGCAGCCATGGTATCAGCATCACTTCAGTTGCTCAGACTTGTATTATTGTTTGGCAACAGGAGAAGATAGCGGAATTATAACAGAAAATATAAAAATGCATAAAAAAGTCTTGTGAATTTGTTGATAGTATTTGCAACTTTGCTATGGTAAAATGGCTAAAGTGGCAAAAATCTACATATTTGCAAGACTTTTTCTGTTATTGTGCACAATTATAACAGGAAAGTCTGCATAACAATTAATTAAGGGAGGGTAATTGATGAGGAAGAGAAGGCTACGAGGAGGTATAACGGCCTTGTCGGTGCTTGCTGCTATTGGCATGGCATCGGGAATAACGGCATTTGCGGCGGATGACACACAGTCTGAAGCTGTGGATACGGGAAAGGGACTGGAGTATGTATATGAGTCGTCAGGCTCTACACCATCAGGTGTCACGCTCAACGGCAATTCGGTAATCATAAAGCAGTCGCCGAATTCCACTGACAGCGAGCAGTTATTCAATATTTACAATGACAAAGACAGGGATGGAATCCTTGATGAGGGCGAGGAAGCTTTCACATTGGATGGAAACACGGATATACACTACGGTAAGATATATGGACTTTACCAGGAGAAGAGCAGCTCGCCGATCTCCATAACCATAGACGGTGCCGAACTGCCCGCCGTATATGGAGCTTTTGAGAGCACTGTTGAGACCCCGGAGAACATGACTGCGGTAACTATCAGTGTGAAGGGCGACGCAGCAGTTGAAAGTCTGTATGGACTTTTTAAGACATATTGTACTGGTGGTGTACTGATAGACACGGAGAAGTCAGTTACGATAAAGACGCTCTACGGTCTCAGCACATCGACCATAGATGGAGACATCACGGAGAATATCAATTATAGCTGTGATGGCAACACATTTGTCGCACTGGCTACAGATGGATATTACACAGGAAAAGCATACACGATAAATGGCGATGCAGTGTTCAATATGAAAGGAGCCAGCGTCAATTCAGTGTATCTCGTGCAGAATGGAGCTGTGCTCAGCAAGACACTGACGGCCAAGGTGACTGATTCCAAGGTAGACAGCCTGAACGGAGTTTCCCAGGGGGCAAAGGTTGATGGTGACGTGAGCCTTACATTTGACGGAATATCAGCCGTAAAGGATGGAAGCAGTGCCAGTGTATATGGTGCGTCAAGTGCGGCTATCCTTGGAAATCTGGACCTTAAGCTGAAAAGCCAGTCTGGATCAGAGATGTCTGTGTATGGCACCAATAATACAAATATAAAGGGAAATGTAAATGTCAGCGTTGATGGCTCAGGAGCAAAGTTCAACACCATATATGGAATGTATGGCGGTATGCTGGGCGGAAGGGCTGATATAGATATAAAGAACTGCGCTGCCGGTTACACAACATGTGGCATGAATTCGGTTTCGTTCAGTCAGACTCAGCCGGAGGAAGAAGGAACATATACGTATACTGTGAACATGGAGAATATCACTGGTGCCAGCGGCAGGGTATATGGAATTTCAAATTGTTCCGGTATCACTTCTGCCAGCGTTGTAATGAAGGCTGTGGCAACAACAGATACATTAAATGGCATGTATCTGAGCACAGGTGTAAAAGGTGATATAAAGGCAGAACTTTACAACTGTAATGCAGCCTATGTAAATGCTCTGGAGCTGTCAAATGTGACGGTAAATGGTTCTGTAGATGCCATAGTTTCGGGCTGCAGCATTACGAGATCTCTGAATGTAGAGCAGGGCGGAAGCATCAGTAAGGATCTTAACATAAGCGTCAGCAACGTTATCAGCAGTTCAGCACGGTTTGTATATGGCGGTAGCTGTCTGGGAAATATGACGGTCAATGTGGATGGCATGAATGATGAATCCATAGTAGACGAAAATGGTGATCCGCTTGTGAACTCGTATGAATACGCGGGCAGCGACATGTTTACCATGATGGGCAACTTTGCACTGGCAGGGGAACTCAAGGCGGATATAGCAAAGATACATTTTGCAAAATGTGGACTCGCCGGAGGTGATTACAGTTGCGGAAATATCGGAACAAAGGTTGACATAACGTTGTCAGACAGCAGTATAAATGGACTGGCGGGAAATAATATTTTCTATCTGGCAAATGAGAGCTATTCCGGTTCAACCGAGAATACAGTTCCTGTTGATATAAAGATCAACAACACAGATTTTACAAATGCAGACGGAATAAGCTTCCAGATGTATATAGGTAATAACAAGGATGCAAAAGTTACATTTGATGACAAGTGCAGTATGCCGGAGAAGTATTATATGGCTCCAAGCATGAATACCACCGGCTCATCTGTCATAACCTATGGACAGAATATATATTATGGCGGACAGAATCTTGTGATAGACAAGGATGTAACTGCTGACAATATTTACTTTGGTAACTTCACAGAGAACGGAAGCCAGGGCAATGCCGTGATCGTTATCAACAAGGGGGTAACGTTAACTGCAAAAGAGGGTATATATGCAGCAGGCGGTTCAAATATACTCCACAGTGGAATCCTCAAGGGAACATTTAAGGCAACTGATGGGTATATGCCAAATATATTCTCAAAGGGGGGCGTAATAGAGGACTCGGCTGTAGGGAATGTTGCAAATGTAAATTATTCATTAGATGTTGTGTCCAACGAGAAGGCCGCAACGTACACCATGACAGGCAAGACGTCACAGTATATTGATCCTGATGGTACATATGTCAAGGGCGGCGCAGATGTCAAGATAACACCGACCGTGAACAAGGGATATATTCTTGACAAGGTGACCTTCAGAGGTCAGAGCGACACAGTGGAAAATTCAGCGGTTGAAGCAAATGGCGTGTACACGTTCAGCATGCCGAACGAGCCTTGTACAGTGACGATCGCAACGACAGGAAAGCAGATCGTGGTATCCAAGACAACTGTTGATCCATCGGCACTGCTTGGAAAAGAATACACAGCAGCCTCACCTCTCTATGACATGGCAGATCTTGTCATATCAAACGACGCAAGAGAGGGCGAGGTCACATACGAGATAGACGAGACAAATGGTCTTCCTGAGGGACTCACATTGATCGATGGCAAGGTTGTCGGAACGGCAAGCAAGCTTTATGAAGATGGAAAGAATGTCATAGTACATGTGACAGGAAGAAATGGTTCAAAGGCACAGCTCTCACTGAATGTGATCGTCTCAAATGAGGAGAAGAAGC